GTCCCGGCTCGTGCAATGGCGATCATCGCACGGCTCGCGGCTGGTTGTGGCGATGCCAGCGTGCAGCTGGAAGCGACGAAAAACGAGATTGTCGCCACCGTTGGTAACGCTACCGTCACGGCTCGCCTGCTCGACGGTCGCTACCCTCGCTGGCGTGACACGCTGCCGGAACGTGACGCCAAGGCAACGACGGTCAGTCGTGCGGATCTGCTGTCGGCAACCCGTGCGGCTGCGATTTGCACCAGCGACGAGAGCAGGGGCGTGCAGTTCGTCTTCTCTGGCGACGGCATCTGGCTGCACGGGCAGAGCAGCGAGAAAGGCGAATCGAGCGTCACCTGTGACGTCGTGGAAGCCGGCGACAAGGCGACGGTCAAGCTGGACCCGCTTTTCGTCCAGCAGTGGCTTGGCGGCATCGACAGCGAAGCCGAGCCGGAAGTCGAAGTCGAAGCCGTGGACGCACAGTCGGCTGTGATCCTGCGGTGCGGTGACAACACGGGCGTGATCATGCCGTTGGCTGCGGAGTGACGATGCCAACACGCAAGATCGAATACTGTGCGGTGAAGCTGCACGAGTTGTGGGCGCGCGGCGACTCCTACTTGGAGATCGCCGCCGCCCTCGGCTGCTCCGAATCGTTCGTTCATCATCTCAAAGTACGGCACAAGCTGGCAGACAGGCAGCGACCGACTAGGACAATCTTTGAAGACGACCCGACGCCAGAGCAGATCGCAGAGCGTGCGGCGGAATGTCGAGCACGACGAGAACAGCCAGCGGTGCCAAAGACAGAGCGAGTCAGCGCCCCGAAATACTCGTGGGATGGGTATCGGTTCCACGGGATTACTTGACACGCCTGCGATGTTGCGTGCATGTCATGGAACATCTATCACGGTGACTGCCTGGAAGTGCTTCGCACGCTTCCGACCGAGAGCGTTGACGCAGTCGTTACAGACCCGCCGTACGCTGAAATAAACCGCCCGTACGGTCGGCTTACTGAGCCGGAATGGCACAGGCTGATGGACGGCGTCGTGTCGGAAGTGCGGCGAATCTTGAAGCCGCATGGCAGTGCCGTGTTCATCCTTCAGCCAAACAGCGAAAAGGTTGGACGCATGCGCCCGTGGCTGTTTGAGTTTATGGCGAAATGGGCACGCGAGTGGAATATGGTGCAGGATGCGTGGTGGTGGAATCACTGCACGCCACCGACAGTGCACTGCCATCGAAAAAGAGGGCTAATGCGACCAAGTATGAAAGCGTGCGTGTGGCTTGGTCCACCTGGATGTTACAGAAACCAAGACGCCGTGCTTGTGACGCCAAGCGAGGCGACCAAGAACGACAAGCGTGTTGACAGACTTGATCTTGGCTACGGTCCAAGTGGATTGAGCATGCGGCACGGTCGTGCACTCTCTGCTTTCCGTGAGCGTGGTGGTTGTACTCCGTTCAATCTTGTCGTGTGCGGAAATAGCGACTCGTCAAACAGCTCTGGATCGCACGGGCATGGAGCCGGAACTCCATTGCCACTTGCAGACTGGTGGACGCGATACCTAACGCCAGAAGGAGGCGTCGTGCTTGATCCGTTTTGCGGTGCCGGAACTATGGGGATCGCAGCAGTGCGTCGCGGCGCGGAGTTTATTGGCATTGAGCAGCATGATGATTACGTGCAAGTCGCTAAGGCTCGCATCGCAGCCGTCGAAGTAGGTGCAGGACCGCTGTTTACTTGACGCCCCGTCTAGTGTGAGTCGCAGTGCCGCACGGAGCGGCTTTCCCAAAGACGAAAGGACGGACGATATGCAACGGATTGTATTGGCGATGGCTCTGGCGTTCTGTGGCGTTGTGGCGAATGCGGACAACGTCGTGATCAACGCCAGGCGGGTGACGATCTCGTCGGCGCAACAGGATGCCGAGACGATGGCACGTACGGGCATCCTGCGTCACTGCGGCACCGCTGGTGGACGCCGTGAGGGCATCGGCTTCTCGTCGTCGTCGCCGGATGCGGCTCTGCGGAACTGCTGCTACTACGGGCGATACCGCATCGTGGAAAAGGCAGTCGCTCGTGGCCCGCGTGGCTGGTTCGCTGTGATCAGGTACGAATGAAAACGCAGTGGATCACGGTCGAGTTCCTCGGCGGCCCGCTGGACGGCGCTTTACGGCCCGTCCAGGCGGGCGTCGCCGTTTACTACTTGGCGAACGGTGCAGTCATCCATGCGTACATCGTTGACGAGATCCACGACGGGTATTGCGTGCGGCAGGTGATGAGGCACTTCGAGATCATCCATTCGAGCCGGTTTGCTTGACGTATGTCAACTCAGACGAAATTGCATGTCGTGCCATGTGAGTTTGACGAAGCGTGTGCGTTTGTAAAACAGCACCACAGGCACCACAAGCCGCCGGTCGGGCACAAGTTCTCTCTGGCTGTTGCTGACGAGGCTGGAGTCATTCGTGCCGTTTGCATGGTCGGCAGGCCGGTTGCAAGAGGTAACGACAATGGGATGACGCTTGAGCTCACGCGGCTTGCCAGCGACGGCTGCCCAAACGCTTGTAGTTGTCTTTACGGCGCTGCGTGGCGTGCGGCAAAGTCTCTCGGGTACGCACGACTCATCACGTACATCTTGGACGACGAGCCGGGCACATCTCTCAAGGCAAGCGGTTGGCGTTGTCTTGGCGAACGGGGGGGGGGGAGTTGGTCTTGTCAAAGCAGGCCGCGAGTAGACAAGCACCCGTTGCAGCGAAAGCTGTTGTGGTCAGCTGAGTGAAGCCGCCGTTTCTCTTGACGCTGGTGCGATGCTGCGTGCAAAGGAGTGACGCATGGGACGCATGAGCAAGCAGAAGGGCAAGCGTGGAGAGCGTGAAGCAGCCGCAGAGCTAGGCGAGCTTCTTGGATGTCATGCAAGGCGTGGCGTTCAGTATCAAGGCAGTGCAGACTCGCCTGACGTGGTGCTTGAAGGCGTCAACATCCACGTTGAGTGCAAACGTACCGAGACGCTCAACGTGTACAAGGCGATAGAGCAAGCCATAGGCGATGCAGGGCTGAAGGTGCCAATCGTGTGGCATAGACGCAACGGAAAGCAAAGCGTCGTGATCATTGAAACGGCGAGGCTTGCAGAGTTCGTCGCAGAAACGCACAAAAGCCTAGAAAACAAGGGCGAAACGCATGCGAAGTGCGAAAAAGCCTAGAAAACAAGGCATCCCCAGCGGTCTGTCGGGCGGATTTTTTAGGTTCTTCCGGCGGTTTTTGCTTCGAGCCTCCACGGCGAGCTTGCCATGTTTTGCGTGTTTTTTAGCCACCGGGTGACGCTTGGTTCGCGCTGACCAAAAAGACCGCCAAGACAAGGCGAAGGCTAGGTACGACGACATCAAACGTCGCACGGGCGAACGCTCACGCCAAGTCGGTGCCGCCGGCAGAGACATCGGCAGCATCCCGCCGGTAAAGGACGTCAAACGCCGCGACGACTGCCGGGACTCGTTCCGGTCATTCTGCGAAGTCTACGGCTCTGAGTCGTTCCCTCTGGCGTGGTCGCCGGATCACCTGACGGCTATCGCCAAGATCGAGGCGGCGGTGCTGCGTGGCGAGTTGTTCGCCTTCGCCATGCCTCGTGGCTCGGGGAAGTCAACGCTGTCGATCTGGGCCTGCCTGTGGGCGATGCTCTACGGGCACCGCAGCTTCGTGATGCTCGTGGGTTCCGACCAGGCGATAGCCTGCCAAATGCTCGATACGCTCAAGAGTCACCTAGAGCAGAACGACCTGCTGGCTGAAGACTTCCCGGCGGCGTGCTACCCGGTGCGTGCGTTGGAGGGCATCACGGCTCGGGTGCGTGGTCAGACGTGCGAAGGCGAGCCGACGCACATGGGGTGGACTGCCGACAAGGTCACATTGCCGTGGATCAAGGGTGCCGCCTCGGCTGGTGCGGCTGTGCGTGTCGCTGGCATCACGGGGCGTATCCGTGGCATCAGCCACACCAGACCAGACGGTAAGACAATCCGTCCCAACCTGTGCCTGATCGACGACCCACAGACTGACGAGTCGTCGGCGTCGCCGTCGCAGGTGGCAACCCGTGAACGCATCTTGTCCGGTGCCATCCTCGGTCTCGCCGGTCCCGGTGCGAAGATCGCCGGCTTGGCGACGATCACGGTAATTCGTCCCGACGACCTGGCTGACAGGCTGCTGGACCGGATGCGTCATCCCTCGTGGCAGGGCGAGCGTACGAAGTTGGTCTACGAGTGGCCGACGGCGGATGAACTGTGGGGGCAGTATTCCGAGATGCGACGTGAGGGGCAGCGTAGCGGTGAAGGCACTGCGGCGGCTGACGCTTTCTATCGTGCGAATCAGGCGACGATGGACGCCGGGTCTCGGGTGGCGTGGCCGGAGCGAAAGCACGACGACGAACTGACGGCGATACAGCATGCGTGGAATCTACGGATTGACCGTGGCGAGAGTGCGTTCCAAGCGGAGTACCAGAACGCACCGCTGGCCGATGACATCTCGTCCGAGAAACTCGACAAGCGGGCGCTCGCCGCTCGGGCGTTGACGCTGTCTCGTGGGACTGTCCCACTTTCCCACCAGACAGTCACGGCGTTCATCGACGTACAGGATCGGCTGCTCTACTGGCTCGTCGCCTCGTGGGGCGATTCGTTCGGCGGTCACGTCGTGGCCTACGGCACCTATCCCGACCAAGCCAGCACGTTCTTCGAGGCTAAGAACGCCAAAAAGACGTTGGCACTCTCTGCCAAGGGTGCCGGGTTCGAGGCGGCTTTGTCGGCTGGCTTGGAGTCGCTCACGCAGATCCTTTTGGGAAAGGATTGGATGCGTGAAGACGGCGTCGCCATGCGAGTGCGTCAGGTGCTGATCGACGCCAACTGGGGGCAGTCTACGGAGACGGTGCGGACGTTCTGCCGGCGGTCCACGTTTGCGGCGATGCTGCTGCCGTCTCACGGCAAGGGCATTGGTGCGTCGGGCGGCTCGCTCACCGAGAAGAAGGGTAGGGGCGAGAAGATCGGACTGAACTGGGTCATGCGGCAGACGACGACGAATCAACGCTACGGCGTTTACGACACGAACTTCTGGAAGACGTTCAGCGCCGCTCGTCTGCGTCTGG